AGTCGCAAACGTTAACATTCTTGAAGGTATTCGGTTCTACGTTAGTTTTGCTTGTAGTTTCGCCTTTGGTGAACTTAAGCTTATGGAAGGATCCGCTAAAATCATCTCTCTTATCGCAAGAGACGAAAACCAACATTTAGCAATCACGCAAAATATTCTGAACAAGTGGCGTGATGGTGATGATCCAGAGATGAAGCAAATTGCTAAAGAGGAAGAAGAGTGGGTTTATGCGATGTTTGATCGTGCTGTAAATGAAGAAAAGAGATGGGCAGATTATCTGTTCAAAGATGGCAGTATGATTGGACTTAACGATAAACTTCTTCAGCAATACGTAGAGTGGATTGCAAATCGTAGACTCAAAGCAATAGGACTTAAACCACAATACGATATTTCAGCAAACAACAATCCTCTTCCTTGGACTCAGCACTGGATTTCCTCTAAAGGTCTCCAGGTGGCTCCCCAGGAAACGGAAGTCGAAAGTTATGTTGTCGGTGGTATCAAACAAGATATGAAAAAAGATGCATTTAGTGGTTTCAAATTGTAATATTTCAAACAATAATTTATACATAGAGGAGCATTAGTCTCCTCTTTTTTTATGCCTAGGAACCAGATTTCTAAAGAAGAAATCAAAACTCGTGTATTAGAGTTAAAGAATCGACTTTACAATGATCATATAAGACCTGACATGGACATGAAGGGCCTTGCCCATAAATATCTCAACGAAGTTATTGATATAATTGATGGGTATAGATATTGACTATGAGAATCCATGGTACTATAATGGTGAAGTCTTTCGCTCCGAAAATATTTCAGATAATTTTGGATTCGTTTATCTAATTAAAAACAAGATAAACGGCAGAAAATACATTGGAAGAAAATACTTTTGGTCTTTCAGAAAACCAAAAGGCAAAAGTCGAAAAGTAAAATCCGAATCTGATTGGAAAAAGTATTATGGGTCTTGTCCAGAACTTAAAGAAGACGTTATCAAGTTTGGCAGAGAAAATTTTAGTCGAACTATGTTATCAGTACATAAAACAGGCGGCAAAACAAACTTCGAAGAAACGCGCCAGTTATTTGCAAACAACGTACTCACAGAATCGCTTGACGATGGAAGCCCAGCGTGGTACAATAGCAACATCCTCAGCAGGTACTTCCGAAAAGATTACTATGGAAAAGACGATTGAACCAGTCAAGTATGCCCGTGAGTGGAGTATTGATCGTATTCATGAACTTGCAGAAGGAGATGTTCAGAGCCAGTTTGATGCCCTTGCAATCGCAGAAGAATTTCATGAGTGGATTCATCTTCCTCAAGGTCCCAACTACCTGCAGTGTTTGGTAATGGAGAGACCCCCTGGATTTGGAGATCAAGAGATTGACATTCTTGACAAATAATAAATAATCACTTATAATGCATAAAACCCACTTCTAAAGAGTGGGTTTTTTATTATGAGTCATTGATGTGACAATTAGAGCCCAGGAGATTGCCCCCAGAGATGGGGGAAGTGCGCTTTCTCTATTGGGATGTAGAGTTCAATTTAACCTAGTGCAAAACTTCTTTACTGTAGCCCTGCCCCTTCTGGCATCGGTTACAACCAACGTGGCAACGATGCCGATCTTTCCTCCTTTGAGTGCTCCTCCAGCACCATTCTCAATCATTAAGGAGTTTGAAACGACAGCGACCAAGGAGGTTGCTCCTGAAAAGCCAAAAGAGCAAAGGCTAATTTGTAAAGGGTGTAATGAAAATGAGAATGCTACCCTGGCATTCTTCCAGGATCGTGGTATTAAAGACAGAAACGCCCTTGCTACCATCATGGGCAATATTAAACAGGAATCTACTTTTGTTCCTAATATTTGTGAAGGTGGTAGTAGAACCAGTTGGAGTAACTGCGGCCGCGGTTACGGACTGATTCAATGGACATCTGCCAATCGTTATTATGGATTGGGTGATTTTGCTAGAAAGTTTGGTGGGTCACCATCAACACTTGACACGCAACTTCGTTATCTAACGACTGAGGTTCAGTGGCAACGAATTGTGGAGAAGATGAAAACTCCTGGTAAATCAATCGACCGCTACATGGATTATGCGTATAGCTGGATCGGGTGGGGGCATCATGGTGCTCGTACCTCCTATGCATATGATTATGCTTCCCGTCTGATTAAGGTAGAAGTTTAATATATAAGGGGAGTGCTGCAGACCTCCCCTTTCTTATGTCTATCTCGGCAAAGGTTGTAAATAAAGTATTGTCGTGGTCGAGTGATAATCAATTGAAGAATTCTTGTAAAAGAGTTCTTGATACTTATGTTTACAGTGAGCCTGAATTAACAGAAGAAGAATTAGAATCTGCTCTGAAAATTTATCTTGAAGGTCTAGAAGATGAACTTCAAATTTGGCAATAAAAAACCAGATATCAAACAATACGCTATAATAGGAATTGTATTATCTTCTCTTATAGCAGCACTCTCACAATGTACAGGAGCATCCGAAGATGGACTTTGGGACTTACTGGATGAGGTTCAAAGAAAATATTTCCCACAAACTATTCTTAATGAGTTTGTTATTAAAGATTCTGCGAAGTTAGAACGTAGAATTAAGCGTGATGTAGACTCGGCCATCGCAGAGTATGAACGCTTGACGGGTGATGATGGAACTGTTAGAATGCCTAAACCAAGGTTGGTTGAGAAACCATCTGACGGTAGCAAAGCGCAAGAACTACTCGGTGGTGAAATGCGACTTTGTGCTCCTTGGGTTGACGACTGCCCTAAGGACTGATAGAATATCTCCATGCCTCAGTAACTCAGTGGAATAGAGTAACGCTCTTCTAAAGCGTGAGTCGTTGGTTCGAATCCAACCTGAGGCGCTTGACAATTATACTCAACTACTCTATAATTGTCTCATAAGCGGGTGTGGTGTAGCGGTAACACGCCATCCTTCCAAGTTGGAATCACGAGTTCGATCCTCGTCACCCGCTCTGAACCTTCGGGTTCTTATTCCCCTGTAGCACAGCGGTAGTGCAAACGACTGTTAATCGTTGGGTCGCAAGTTCGAATCTTGCCGGGGGAGCCTAGGGCGATTGGCGCAGCGGTAGCGCAGCTGCTTTACACGCAGACGGTCATTGGTTCGAATCCGATATTGCCCATTATAAATAACTCAAAAGAAGCGCCAGCAATAATGAAAAAGAAAACGATTAGCAAACTCATTCAGGGCCCTTTGCGGTTTCATCACCAAGACATTCACGAAGAATTAGAAGAGATTAAAGGTAAATTGGATCATGTTAGTAGTCAGATGCAAGTGTTGCAACAAAGAATTGATTGGTACATCCAAACTACAGGTGTGTGGTTGCCAAAATCAGATGTCAGTGAAAGAGGACAAGATCTCTGCGATTGACTTATCTCAAGTAGTTGTGGTAGAATCTAATAACCAGAAAAAACAATCTGGTATTCTTACATCTCAAGATCTTGCTTTTCAGGAAGCAAGGAGACAACGTAAAGTTCGTAAATTAGAATTTGACGTTCGCTGAAGGTTTTAATCTTATAAATAGATTCGAACTCTAAACAATCCAATGCCTTATAAAGACAAGGAAAAACAAAGAGAGTTTCAAAAGCGTTGGGCTCATACTAATAAGGGAGTTGCAGAACGCAAAAAAATGCGAGATGCAAGAAAAGAATTAGTAGAACAATTAAAAACTGGACCTTGTTACCACTGCGGTCAAGTTCATCCTCCAGTCTGTATGGATTTACATCATGTCAACCCATTAACTAAAGAATTTACTATCAATGCAAATGGGAAAGGTCTCGCTGCCCTAAAAGAAGAGTCTAAGAAATGTATAAGGTTGTGTGCAATTTGCCACAGAAAACACCACGCAGGTCTTATTGAATTAAAATTGGAAGATTGGCCGAGTGGTTGATGGCGATAGTCTTGAAAACTATTAACGTTAATAGCGTTCCAGGGTTCGAATCCCTGATCTTCCTTAAGTAACAGTTACGGATTTAACAATTTCTTCAACAGTGTTACGCAATGAACACAATAGTTGACGTTTGAATTTTAGTGATTATTATATAGTAGTATTATCACTACAAATCAATGGATCAACGCACCTATGAAAACTGGGTGAAGATAAAGGCAACTTTTGAAGAGTCTGGTAACACAGACAATATGTTTTATTATCGAGCTTGTGAAATTGTCAAAACCCGAAAAGATCCTCTTGCAAAATTTCTTGGAGATGAAGAATGATTCAAGAACAAGATGAACTTATCAGTCGCTCAGAAGTACAGGAGATGATCGATGATGCAATCCGTAAACACAACCGCAATGCTGCAATTATTTCTATGTGTGTCGGTTGGTTTGTTCTTGCTTTATTTGCTGAAGGTCTCCTCAGACTCATAGGTGTTATTCCACCTTTACTACCATGGCTCAAAATC